ACCGCCTGTCTGCGCGTTTCTCAGAAGGTTTGGATCAACCGCATCTGGAACCGTAGTCACAGGAGGCGAAACAACCGGAGGAGGCGTTACAGGAGGACTTACCGGAGGCGTTACCACGGGAGGCTCTGGAAGAGGCGGAGGCTCATATATTGGAGTCTCAGGAATCAGCCCTCTTTCTTGCCTCATTCTGTCAAACGTAGTGTTTACAAAATCAAGCCCTAAACCATACTGATCGGCTACCTGTTGGGCTGTTCTGGTTCCAGAAAGCAAATCATCGAATACCTGATTCTGTATTCTGCCAAGATTGTTATTAACGTAATCAACGCTAACGCCGTATTCTTGAGCAACCTGCTCTGGAGTCTTAGCACCACTGGAAAGCTCACCTACCGCCCTGTTTATATCTTCCTGCGTGAATGCTGGGCGTGATGTATCTATTACCTTATCCAACGGGCGCGTAGGAGGAGTTATTGGTTCAGATTGAACCTGCTTCTCAATAACCTGCTGGATAGGAGGCGCATCGTTTATCACCTCATCGTAAGCCTGCCTAGCTACCGCAGGATCAACGCCCATCACATTCGCAACGTAATTAAGATCAGCGCCGACATCATCAATCAGCCTAGCGATCTCTGGAACCGTGGCGTTAGGCGTAGACTTTATAAAGTCGAGAACAATAAACTCGGCTTCTCTTACGCCTTCTGTATCTTCTCGCTTGCCTCTAATCATAACGGTATCTGCCCATCTGTCTGAAATCGCATCATAGCCTGTTGCATTTGATCAACTGGCGCGGCTGCTTGTGTAGTAGCTTGTCCCTGACCACCCGGCACAGGAGTGAATTGCATAGGCTGTGGATTCATAAGAGGATCAAGCACACTGTAATCTAGTTGACCGCCGACATTCTGAGCCTGCGGCATATATCCCAAAGAGCCAGTTCCTAAAATGGCAGACTGCATAAACGGCTGAGCTTCAGCAATACGCTGCTGAGCCATATAGTTACCTTCTCGGAATTGCTCTAGTTGCGGTCTGAACATTGAGCCAGCCAGCGCCAGAGCCCTGTTTGCGCTCTCTTGTCGAATATCCTGAGACCTTTGGAACGCAGGAGCTAACGGAGCCAATGCTTGCTGACCAAAATTCTGGATAGCCTGCATAGCCTCACGGCGCATACGTTCTGAGGATTCTGTTTGACCTTCAGCAGCTTTGCGTTGCTGTCTAGCTCCATACGCTCCTGCCGCCGCGCCCGCAAGACCTCCTGCTATGGCTAATAATGGTACTGGCATAATATTCTCCTAAACCGCTATCCAGCCACGGGTGCGGTCACCGCCGATCTCGGGCTGCATCTTTCTGTATTGGATTGATCCCGCACTTCCAGTGGTGTCGAGATATAAACTAAACTGTACCGCCTCAACAACTCCCTCCGGGCTTCCTGCACCCGTGATAGGAATAGACAGCGAGGCTTCCTGCGTAAACTGCCTAAATGGCTGCTCCATCGTGCCGTTAGCGTCAACTATCGGCTGTGCTGCGTTTAACTTGTAGCTCATTGCGTTGCCACGATATCAGCAGTCATCTGTATAAATACAGGCTTCACAGGGTCACTGATCGTGAACCGAAACAGCTCGAACCTCGAAGCCCTGCCATTGCGATTCCATATCACCCTGCGGTTATATTCACCAACCTTACCAACGCTACGGAGTCTCATGTCACTCCACACCTTCGCGTCAGTGCTGCGCTCCAGACCTACCTGCGGGTCAACTGCGTCAGCGTTGCCTACACCGCTCTCTACGGTAAGCTCCAACTCCGGTACAACAAAGCTCTCCATATTGTTCTGGAAAGGCTGAGTCACTATTGTCCTGCGTATCTCTGTGCCGTACTCGGTGTAGGTATCCTGATCTAAAAGACCTATACGTCCATCTACCAGATCACCAGCCCACAACTGATTGTAAGCCCTCACCAACGCAGTTACGCGATAAGCACCAAGAGAACCATCTACAAATGACTTCCTTTCGTGCCATCGCTTGCTAATCGTGTCATATACCAGCGTAGTACCCGGCAACGCAAAGCCAACAAAGTACGCGCCTTTCTCTGCGTATGCCCAGCTAAATATGTCTGCTACCTGCGTTTCAGTCAGCTCGCTGAGCTCCTTGTCTATAGCAGTCGTAGATATCTTTGCTACGCTGTTACCATTCAGAGCCCAGATAGCCGGTGACTCATTCGCACCCGCACCAACAAACACAAACGTATCCTGTATGGACTGAATGCTAAACGGGCTCGATATGCCCTTGCTCAAGAACAACCCTGTCCGCTGAAACGGAAAGTCAGCACCGCCAATGTTTTGAAATGCTTCTATCGTCTGCGAACCGCCGATAAATAGCTGGTTCTTAAATACAACCGGAGCAACGATCTCATCCGGATCAGACTCAGCCGTACCAAAGTCCAGCGCGTTATACGACAGACCATCATTCAAAGCACTGACAATAAACTTCTTAGAATCTGTAGTCAGACAAAAATAGCCATCTATATAGACTACCTGCTGCGGGTTACCGTTAGCTGTAAAGTCAGCATCCGTAATCTGAGCGAACGAATCCGTAACGTGGTTGTAAATGTAGCCGTTACCTCCCGGCACTAAAACCAGCATCTGCGTACCATTGTCAGCCATTGATACTCTGCCAGATCCGTCTATTTGACCGTGATCTGTTAGAACATAGCTGGCTGACATACTGTATAGCTTTCCATCAATAACAAAGTAAGGCACACCGTTCATTTCATGTGCGCCACGGCAGTTACTGATGTCACTTGCGCTAGCTACTTGTGTAAGACCGGGTGTGCCAAACAGAGTCTCCTGATTTAACGCAGGAGCCTGAGCTATATTCGGATAGAAGTTAGTGCATTCCTGCGCCGATATCGGCAGAGAATCGCTCTCATAATATCCGTTAGCTATTGGCAAAATAACCTTCGGCATTAGTTCACAATACCCACAATTGCATCAATCAAAACAACATTATCTGTGCTAGTGTCGTTACCAATATAAAGCTCAATGTAATCATTTTGAGACAAGGAAACATTGAAAAACGTAGAAGCATTGGCAGACTCAGCGGAATCAACCTTTCTGGTTATTTTGCTGCCAGCTTCAACTGTTCCGTTTTTAGCAACCTGTATGAATACTTCTTGATTGTTTGCAGCAACAGGACTAAACGTAGCACTAACGTGAACAGCAGCAACTCTCGCAGTAGTACCGTTGTAGACAATCTTTCCTGTTGTATCTCCTGTAAATCCAGACTGTATGCCAACAACATAGGTTGCAGAAGCCTTAACGGGAGTACCAGCAGTTGATATTGTTGTTGCTCCAGTGTTTCCTTGAACACTAACCTGAGCGTATGGTTGCGCTTCAGCGTCAATCGTAACGTAGTTGCTTGTTGATGTTACGCTTATTCCGTTTCCTCCAACAATACTCGCTATATCAGGAGTTGCGTCCGTTACGTTAAGCAACAACGGAGAGCCAGTAGAATCAGCAGCAAAGTTATGCTTTAGCTCAACGCCGTTCTGTGCAGAAACACTAGCTAGTATGCCAGCGCCGCTCTCTATGTTTCTGATCTTGTTTACTGTGCCATCAATGTCCAGAACAGCCGTTCCGGTAGGATCACCAGTTTGCGTGATCGAACCAGTAACACCTAAACCGCCGAGAAAGTTGGAATAGGTAATCTTGTAGTTTGTGCCGTTTACGAAGTAGTCCATATATGCGCCAGACTCTACTGTGGTCTTCGCAACAAAATCGGACTTCTTCCTGCCTTGTGATCGATCAACCATTTGTATTTAGCTCCAATCCTATTGCGCCAGTAGACTCAGCCAGTATCTCTTCTTCTGACTCAGGATAGAAATGACCGGGAAAGCCAAACAGCGTATCTTCGTTTCCTGATCCAATGGGAAGTGTTGCAGGCATCTTGCTCTCACCCATTGTCTGACCTATCAACCGCATTGTGTTGAATCCATCACGCGCAGCCTTGATCAGACCTTGTGAGATCACACCGTTGTAGTCAGGCGCAACCTCTATCGCCATATTGGCAATCAAGCCTCTCAGAGCGCCTGTGGGAATCGTTACGTCATCACCTAAGTCAGATACCTCTGTGTATCCTAACTGGACGCCCTGAGCGTCTAGCTCGCTCATGTAGTTGTTCATCGCGAAGATGAAATCATTGTACTCATCTGGCTGAAGCGGAGATTCGCTCGCCTGTACTAAAATTCTTTGTAAGGATGCCTTAGCAACCTGCGCGACAGTAGCCATTACTCGTACTTAGCTCCCTTTGACGCTTTCTTTTTGCTCTTTGACTTTTCAAGAGCCTCAGCAGTTGGCGCGCCCTTTGAGCCGGGCTTTCTCATACGCTCAACCTTCTTGCCTTCCTTCTTTTGCCGTTCGATCCTTTTGCGCTTGGCGTGGATGTTATCCCACAATCCTTTTTTCTTGCCTGTCTTACTCATATTTGGCCTTCATTGACTTAGCGCCCTTACACTTCCAGCGCTTGCGACTCAGATTGTTAGGAGTGTTCGGATCGTTCTGCTTTTCTTTCGATAGCCCTTTCTTAATACCAAGAGACCGGGCGCAGTAGGAATCACCCTTAGCTGTACCCGGCCTAACACGCGGCCCACCGCCTTTAGCTTTCCCGGCCTGCCCGTAGGAGACCTTCTTGCCAGAGGCGGTGACCTTGACTTTAGCTTTACCTTTTCTGGGTTTAGCCATAAAAAAAGCGGGAGCCGACTACCAAAGCAGCTCCCGAAGACCTCGTGGTAATTAGACTCCGAAGCCTTGTCCAGCCATAAACGGATTGAATGTTGCGTATGCAGGCAACAAGTCAAAACGAATCTTCTGGGTGTTGGCATCACCATCTGCGTACTTAGAAACACGGATGCTCATACCGTCTTCGGTAGTCGCAATAGTGTCAGTTGAGTACAGCTTAGGCAGCTTGACAGTACCCATACCGAAAGCCTGCTTAGTGAAGAACAGGTTTGGCTGGTACAGAGTGCTAGCGGCACTAAGGATATTGACAACAGCACCGTTAGCTGGTGCAGCATCAACAGTATTGTACTGACCGTTGGCCTCGTAGATAGCAGGGCCAGCAACAACAATGTTGCCAGTACCAGTGCCACTCAGAGTAACGTCAGCAGTTACAACACCTGTCCAAGCTACGTTAGCGCCAGATGCGTCAATCATAGCTGTGCGAGTGTCTAGGTTCAGACGGTTTACATCAGCAATAGTGACCATATCACCAGCCTTCACAACCATATTTGCTTGGAAGCCAGCTACAGCCAGAGTCTGAGTCATAGTGTCTTTTGCTGTGACGTAAGTCGCATCAGGAGCG